AGCTATTGCTTTAGTAACACCTGTAATCGCTGGTATTATGGAAAATGCAGACAGGCGCGTATTTGGAACGCCTGTAGCAACGGTTAACACTAATACTAATGATCTTGCCCCTAAAGGCTTAGGTGATTTTTATGATGGGTTAGAGGTTACAGAAGAAGAAATTAAAACTGCTATTGTAGAGGTAGTAGAAGAAGAAAAATAATAGGCTTATTTTATTTGTTTATATACAAGGTATATAGTCCAGTTAACAAAGCTGGACTATATACCTTGGCATCTATGAACCCATACTTACGGAATTTTTGGGCAACACCTTCACGGGGTAAGGTTTTGCATGGTGGGCGTATGTCAAGTAAGTCTTGGGATACAGCCGCTAATTTAGTACGTATTCTACAGACTGTGAAAGTACGTGTTCTTTGTACTCGTATGTTTCAAAATAAGATTGATGAAAGCGTTTACGCTCTTATAAAGTCGCAGGTAGAGCGGTTTGGATTAAGCCATAAATTCGAGTTCCAAAAATCTAAAATCAAATGTTTAACTACAGGTTCAGAAGTTTTCTTTTATGGGCTTGCTAGAAATATTGATGAAATAAAATCACTTGAAGGGATTGATATTTTATGGATAGAAGAAGCCCACGCTTTAACTGAATATATGTGGAAAATTTTAGAACCTACAATTATACGTAATGAAGGTTCAGAAATTTGGGTTATTTTCAATCCTAATCTAGTAACGGATTTTGCATATCAACGGTTTGTAGTTAACCCGCCTAAAGGCTATTTAGTAAGGCAAATAAATTATGATGAAAATCCTTTTCTTTCAAATAGTGCATTGGAAGGCATTTCTATTGCGCGTGATGAAGATGTTGAAGAATTTAACCACGTTTACTGTGGTATGGCTCGTGATAATGATGATAGAACTATTATAAAACGATCATGGATTATGGCGGCTATAGATGCTCACAAGATTTTAGGAATAGAAATATCTGGTGAAAAACGTTTAGGCTTTGATGTTGCCGATAGTGGGCCTGATTTAAATGCTACCTGCTATGTTCATGGTATTACCCTACTTGCTTGTGATAAGTGGAAGGGTGGACGCGATGAAATGTTTGATAGTTGTGAACGGGTTTACGATGATGCTAAGGCGCGTAAAGCAAAGATTTTCTATGATAGTATAGGGGTTGGTGCTGGTGTTGGTTCTAACATCATAAAACTAAATGAAATACGTCAAGAACATCTTACAGATCAGGAAATAATTGATTTTCAGGAAGTAAAGTATACAGGTTGGGCGGCTTCAGGTAAAATTATAAACCCTGAAGAAGAATATGAAAAAGATAAGCTGAATAAAGATATGTTTGCTAATCCAAAGGCGCAAGCTTGGTGGGTTACGGGTGACAGGTTTTTAAAAACATATGCTGCTGTTGTACGTGGTGAAGATTTTGACCCTGAAGAAATTATATCTATATCTTCAGATTGCGACAACTTAGAAAAGCTAATTACTGAACTTTCTACACCATTTAAATCTAAAGCCCTATCTGGTAAAATGAAAGTTGAAAGTAAAGAAGATTTAGCAAAGCGTGATATTAAATCACCTAACTTAGCTGATGCTTTTATTATGGCTTATGCACCACAAGAATTAGATTTATCGTTTAATTGGGATAGTGTTAAATAAAAAAAAGACCGTGGGGAGAAACACGGCCTTCTATATTTAAACTAAGGGGCTTTTCCTATTTCGCCTTAAATTTTACATCTTGTCCTACTCTTTGGTTTCTATTTTCGTTTTCATATAAGACCCGTTAAACGGCGGGTGGCCTGACTATATCTATTTCACGTATAGTGACGCTTCGCTCATTCGCGGTCACTTTACACCATGTTCTTTACTCCGTTGTTTTGCGTTTCCTTAAACCCTTATAGGCTTATTAATTTAGGTATGTAAACACCTTTTTTGAATTATTTTTATTTGCCTGTTATATTTCTTTAAATCGTATGGGAAAAACCATGTTTAAGAACCTATTAAAATCTACTGCTACCCGCTTTGGTGATAGTATGCAAAACTTTGCTAATGGTATCCAATTAACAGATGGTAAATCTAGTGGTGTTACTTATGTTGAAAGTAATATCTCTAACCAAGAAATGAGTGCTGCTTATTCTAGTTCTTGGATTGCTGCAAAAGTTATTGATAAACCTATTGAAGATGCATTCAGGGCTTGGCGTGAATGGGTAGCGGGTGATCCTAAGCAAATAACCGCAATAAAAACAGCAGAAGATCGTTTGAAATATAAAGAAAGGGTTAAAGAAGCTAGGGTTTTAGCTGATGTTGTTGGACAATCTTATTTATATATGGACGTGCAGGGCGCGGGTAAAATAGAAGAACCTTTAGAAATTACTGAAACCAGTAAGATTAATATCAGGTTCTTAACTGTATTAAGTTCTGATGTTGTTGTAGAAGGTCAATTAGAAGAAGACCCTTTATCAGAAAATTATGGGCTTCCTACCTACTATGAAATTAATGGTTCTACACAACACCTTAAAATTCACCCTTCCCGAATTGCTGTTTTTTATGGGCGTAAACGTACCAATACAGGTATTACTTTTCAAAAAAGGGCAGATGGTGTTTTAAAAGTTGGAATGGAAGCTTTAAAGCAATATGAAGCAACGGCTAAAAACGTTACTGATCTTACTTTTGAAGCTAAAATAGATATTATGTCTGTAAAGGGTTTATCTAAGCAGGTAGCAACCGTAAGGGGTGCTGAAGCTGTAACTACACATTATGAAACCTTGAAGCAAATTAAAACAAGTAATGGTATGATTGTACTTGATGGTGATAGTGAAGATTATAACCAGAAACAAGTAAACTTTGCTAACCTTCCTGAAGTTGTAAAAACTGCTGCAATGGCTGTAGCTGGTGCTTTTTCAATCCCACATACTATCTTATTCGGTGAAAGTGAAGGCGGTTTAGGTTCTTCAGGTAATCTTGAATTGTCTACTTATTATGATCGTATTGAAAATTACCAAAATAATAAGATTTCAGAACCACTATTAATTTTTGATCGTCTATTAGTCATAGAAGCTACTGGTTCTGATGATCCTAAAATTATTTATACTTGGCGTCCATTGTGGCAAATTTCCAGTAAAGATAAAGCTGAAATAGGTAAAACACAATCTGAAACATTAGCAAAATTATTGGATATTTATCCTGAAGATGTTGTAGCTAAAATTGGGCTAAACATACTTTCAGAAAGCGGTATAGCGGCGGGTATAGAAGATATTTTTGCGGAGTGGGAAATAGAAAACCCTAATGGTGAAATAGAAGAAGAAAATAAAGAAAGCGGTAATGAATAGCCTATTTTTAATAGGGTTTTAATTATGTTATCTTTTCCAGATACAAGGAAGCGTATGAATGATTAATTTTGTAGATAAATCACCTATCAACGGTACACGTAAAATTGAAGGCGGCTATCTTGTGGCGGTTTCAAAGGTCGCGCGTGTTGGGGTTCAAGAATACCTTGCTTCAGAAGTTGGTATGATGGGTGATAATATAGTAAGGGTGTATAGACCACCTGAAGAAGTATTTTCTGATAAGTCGCTTGCAACATTTTCACATGCCCCTGTAACTATTGGACATCCTACGGAAAATGTAACCGCTGATAATTGGGCTGATTTAGCTGTAGGGGAAGTTTCAACTGTTGTTAAAAATGATGAAGGTTGGGTAACAATCCCATTGATTCTGAAAGATAGCCTAGCGATTAAAGCTGTATCTGATGGAATGAACGAAATTAGCATGGGTTATACATCTGTATTAGATCACACTTCTGGTGTTTTGGAAGATGGTACTAAATACGATATGGTGCAGCGAGATATAAAGATTAACCATCTTGCCTTAGTCCCTAAAGGACGTGCAGGAAAAAAAGCAAGAATTGGTGACAGTTCTGAAACTTGGGGATTATCCCCGCAACAAACAAGGATTAATAACATGGAATTTGAAACTATTGTAATGGGTGACGCGGCTGTAAAAGTTGCTGTTTCTGATGCATCTTCTATTAAAGCATTTATTTCTAAACTAACATCTGATCATGAAAAAGCTATGGCAGATGCTAAAGATAAATCTGATAAAGATGCAGGTGAAAAAGAAGAAGAATTTGGTAAAATGAAAGCTGAATTAAAAACCGCTAAAGATAGTATTGTTTCTGATGCTGATATTGAAGTTAAAGTAGCTAATCGCGTTGCTATTGTAGCTGATGCTAAATCTATTGCCCCTGATCTAGTAACGGATGGTCTAACAGAAGATGCAATTATGTCTGGTTGTGTTGCCTCTAAATTTGGTGATGAAATGATTAAAGATGCTACACCGTCTGAAGTTAAAGGTATGTTTAAAGCTGCTTTGAGGGACGGTACTAAACCTGAAGATAACAGTTTTCGTAAAGTTGTTAAAGACGGTGTAACCACTAAAATTGCTGATCATGGTTGGGGTGTTGCCCTTACTAAGATTGGCGCAACTAAAGCCAAATAAGGCTTTTTAAAATAGGGGGCCGCGTGTTGCGGCTTCTTAAACTTAAAGCCAATTAAGAAAGGGCTAATAATATGACTATTACTACTGATACCCCCCGTAACGGTTATTTTCTGATTTCAGAAGGTAACGGTCAACGTTCACGCGCGGCTGTTGTTGCTGGTGCTGTAGATATGCTTTCAGGAACTATCGTAGGTAAAATTACGGCTTCTGGCAAATATCTACCCCACCTTGATGCGGCTGTAGATGGTTCTGAAAATGCTGTAGGTGTTTGGTTTAATAACACTGATGCTGTTGATGATGCTGGTGTTGCAATTTTGCGCGATGCAGAAGTTCAAAAATCATTATTGATTTATGATCCTGCTGCTAATGCTGCTGCAATTCTTGTTATTGATGCGGCTCTTGCTGCTCTTGGTATTATCGCAAAAGCTTAATCGCCTAATTTGAAAATAAACCGTTAGGCATGTAGTCTAACGGTAGAATTTAATAAAACTTTATGAAAGGGCCTAAAAAAATGGCTAGTTTTGACGTATTTGGAAATGATGCTTTTAGCATGACTTCCCTAACAGGTGCAATCGAAACGGTAGATTACTTACCTAATTTGATCGGTTCGCTTGGTATCTTTGAAAAAGATGGTGTGCGCACGAAGAATTTCTGGGTTGATCGTCGTGATGGTGAACTTAATGTAATTGCTACATCTGAACGTAATTCACCTAATAGTGTTCTTGCGCGTGATACCCGTAATACTGTTTCACTTTCAACTGTTCGCCTAGCGCAAGAAAGCACTATTACTGCTGCTGAAATTGCTGATTGGCGTGCTTTTGGTTCTGAAAGTGAATTTGCTGTTGTGCAAACTGAATACGCCTTACGTATGAAGAAATTGCGCGACAACATGGAATACACAATGGAACGCCACCGTCTAGGCGCGTTGCAAGGTATTTTGCTAGATGCTGATGATAGTGTTCTGTTTAATTACTTCACAGAATTTGGTGAAACCCAAGCTGCTGAAATTGATTTTGCTTTAGGTACTGCAACTACTGAAGTGCGTAATAAGTGTAATCAAGTTGTACGTCAAATGAAAACTGCTTCACGCGGTTCTTGGACTGCTGGGGCGCAAGTTCACGCGATTTGCGGCGATACCTTCTATGATGATCTAATTTCACACTCTACTGTGAAAGAAAGCTATCTAAATTGGGCTGCTGCTGCTGATTTGCGTGAAGGTACTGCATATGAAAGCTTTAAGTTTGGTGGAATTACTTTCCACAACTATCAAGGTTCTGATGATGGTTCTGAAATTGCTATTGCTGCAACTGAAGCTAAATTCTTCCCTGTTGGTGTAGCTGGTGTATTTAAGCAGATTATGTCACCTGCTGATGAATACATTGAATTTGCTAACACAAAAGGCTTGGACGTTTACGCGCTAAACGAAATTGACCCTGCACAAAATAAGAAATGGAATAAAGCAATCGTTTCCGCTTATCCTTTGTTTATGTGTCAGAAGCCGCGTATGTTGCAACGTGGTAAGCGTTCCTAAGTAACTTACCTAGTAACATTAAGGGGCGGTTTTTTTGAACCGCCCTTTTTTTTGTGTTATACTCTTTTTTATAATTTAAAGAAAGGTTTTCAGTAATGCCCGTTGAAACTAAAGCTGTTATTATTAATAACGCTACGTATACCCTTATAGGCTCTGCAAAGACTATGTTAACAAGCCGATCCATAGGCGCGGAAAGTTTTCTAGTTGTTGTACAGGAAGTTGGCAATGCACAACCTTCATCAGTAACTTCAGATCGGATTACGGCTGATGATTTCTTTGAGTATGTTGGGGACGTTGCTGATTTTTGGGCTTTAGGTGAAGTGGATAATTTCACATTAGAGGTTATACGATCATGAAAGGTGTTAGGTTTGGTGGTGTTATAACCACAAAAAATACAAAGATTGTTACCCATTATAGTCAACTTACAGGCTCTTTATCTTCTGATATTGTGTATATAATTGATGGTATAATTGATATGATTGATAATTCTATTATAGTCCCACAAGGCGGGTTAAATATTCAGGGCCTTGGTTTTGGTATATCCTGCTTACTTTCTACAGAAGATAACTTTACTTTATTCATAGATGATGGTGTTTTTGCGGGTGATCTTTTTTTAGATCATATTGAATTTGATATATCTGGTACAAGTTCAAAAGTATTTGATTTAGATAATGATGAAAACTTTAACGCGGTTGAATGTACAACAGTAAACTTTTTAAATTGTCAATCTCTGGGTGTTCTTAATAATTACAGGCAAGGTTTATGGACTAATGTAGCCTTAATAGGTTGTGTTGATGGTTTAGAAATGGGTGGTGTTTGGTCTGGTGGTTTTGCGTCACTTACTGCTATTGTAGTTGGTGGTGTATCACCTACATTTACAGGAACAATTTTTAAAGCTGGTGCTGGCTTAACTATCGGGGGTCGGTTTCGTTCTGATATGAACGCTGAAGGCATGGCTTCATCTGGTACGTTTTGTGATTTTAGCCCTGCAAATATTATCAATAATGGACGTTTTCAGATGGTTAGCGTATCAGTACCACCTGATAGCAATTCTTTCCCAAATATGCCAGAAAGTGACCCTAAAGCAAGGTTTAGAATTTGTGATGGAACACCTAATACTTATGTAGGTGGTCAATGGAAAATAAGTACAGAAGTGGCAACCACAATAAACACAATTAATGTTATTGAAAAAGTAGCTGGCACTACAACTTATACAGATTTACAACACTTCACAGATGGTGGTGGTAATAATTCATTAACTTATGTTGGTACGCAAGAAATAGGCGTTAATATGTATATGGATGTTTCATTTACTGGCTCTAATAATAATGAATTAATTTTAGTTGCGCGTCACTGGATTGCGGCAACTTCAAGTTATGTTGACTTATCAGAAACAGGGCCTTTTACGCTAAACGCGGCGGGTAGGTCTGCACCTGTTTCACTTCATTCATTTTGTGAATTTAATAATAATGATAGGTTTGAAGTATGGGTGAAAAATATAACAGGTAGCGGTAATGTAACAGCTAAAATAGCTGGTATTGTTTCATTAAGTGAAAGATCAAGTTAATTATTTGCTAGTATATAAATAATGGTTTATATTCTAACTTATATAATAAAGGTTCTTTAAAATGTCATACGGTACTACAGGTGGTCTAACTACATACCTAGCCCTTACAGGTAGAACGCTTACGGCGGGTGCTGATCCTGCTGTATCTATCTTTAGAGGTACACAATACATCGACGGTACTTATTGGGATCGTTTTTATGGCACACCACAATCTGATGATATATATTTTCCTATAGTTGATGAAACTACCGTTCCACAAGGGGTAGAATACGCCACTTATGAAGCTGCTATTATTTGGGCGGCTGATAATGATGCATTATCTTTTTCTTCTTCTGCTGGTTCTGTTAAGAGTGAAAAAGTTGATGTTATTAAAATTGATTACTTTGAAAACAAAACTGAAGAAAACCCGCTATTAGTTGGAGTACCTAAGTTTAGTGTTATTGAGGGTTTATTAAGCCCATATATTTCTAAAGCTAGTCAGTATGGTATAGCTGCAATTTTGGTGCAATAATGGCTATTGATTACAAAAAACTAAAGGGTACTGTAGACCGCGTTATGTCTGGCGTTAAACAAGGCTTAATAACTATGGAAGTTGTGACGGAAATAGCCGCTGTAAACCCTTGGGATATTGCCACTATTGATAGTACACCTAAATCAGTAAACGCTATTGTATCTGGTATATCAGAACAATTTATAGATGGCATAGTTGTTCTGAAAACGGATTTAATGGTTACAATGTCTGTGCCTTCTGAATATAAAGCTGGTGCTATATTGAATATTGACGGTAAACCCGTAACCACTATTAAAGTTTTCCCTATCCCTGCTGCTGGTGATCCTGTCCTTTTAAAAATTGCCGTAAGGTGATATTATGGGTAATATTTTAGACAGAAAAATAAAAAATATAAAAAAGAATTTTACTAGAAAAGCCGCTTTAGAATTTGAAGCTGCTATAGCTGGTATAGTTGACAATGTTGTTTTAAAAAACTTTATTAAAGCTATAGAAGAACGAAATATAGGGAAAGCAATAGCCGCCCTTGATATTGATGAAACTACAACCGCTAAATTATCTGAAATATTAGCCGCTACTTTTAATGAAGTTGGTATAGCTGTTGCTTCTGGTACTATTTGGCGCAGGGTAGATTATCAGAAAGTAGTGGTTAGATGGAATATAGCGAACCCAAGGGCAAATAGAATTTTACAAGAGCAATCTTCACGCTTAGTCACTAGGGTTTCTGAAGGTACTAAAGATGTAATAGCTAATGCACTACGTGGGGGGTTTGAACAGGGCAAGGGGCCACGTTCTTTAGCTTTAGATGTGGTTGGACGTATTGGGGCTAACGGGCGGCGTGTGGGCGGTATTGTGGGTTTAACGGGGCCGCAAGCTGAATATGTAAATAATATGCGGCGGCGTTTGGAAACTGGTAATATTTCAGAAGTCAAAAATATGTCTAAACGTGATCATAGATTTGATAAAACACTTAATAAACATATTATGAATGGAACGCGGCCAAGTAAAACCCAAATAAATAAAATGGTTTCACGATATTCAGCTAGGCTTTTAAAATTACGTGGTGATAATATTGCTAGAACAGAAACGGCTAGTAGCGTTTTATCTGCTAGACAGGAAGCTTTTGAGCAATGGCAACAAAAAACGGGTGTACCTGATAAATTTGTTTTAAAAACTTGGGATCATATAGGCGGGGGTAAAAAGAACCGTGATGGGCATCAATTTACTTCAGGTCAAAAGGTTGTGGGTTTAAATACTGCTTTTGTCGTACCTTCTAAAAAAAGTGGTACGGTGTTAATGAAAAGGCCGTTAGACACTTCTTTAGGGGCTGGTGCTTCAGATGTTATAAACTGTACTTGTGATTATAGAATTAGAATAGATCACGCTGGAATTTTAAAAGCTAATGGGTAAGTTCTCTGCACAAGTTAAGGCGTGGGCCAAAGAAACAGAAGCTAAAAAGGCGGCTGTTTTTAAGATTGCCACACAAAAACTTGTGGATGCAATGATTTTAACTATTCCTAAACAGGGGAATTTACCTGTTGATACTGGAAACCTTAGACGGTCACTAATGGCTTCTACTTCTGTTAGACCTACAATAATATCAGGAAAAGAGGATTTCACAGATGGATTTAGTGAAGTTGAATTTGTTATATCAGGTGCTACCATAAAAGATAAAATATATATAGGGTTTCAGGCTGAATACGCTAGAAGAATGGAATATGGGTTTATTGGTCAAGACGCTTTAGGTCGTGTATATAATCAGACAGGGTTTGCTTTTGTTGGGCAAGCTGCTTTGGATTGGCAAAGATTTGTCGATGAAGCTGTTAGGGAAGTAAGATAAAATGGTAGCTGCAAATAAAAACACTGAACTTTACCAATTTATAAAAGCTTATGCTGAAGCGGCGGCTGTCTCTGTTGGGTTGCCTATTCAATTTATAGGTGATCCTGAAGATACGCCTGTAGTTAGTGGGCGTGCTACCCCGTTTTTAACTTGCACAATAATAAAGGCTAAACCATTACGTTTAGCTATGGCTAGTGCTGGTGTAAGTCAGATAAAAGGCTCTTTAACTATTCTTCTTAGGCGTCCATTACATGAACTTGTAGACGTTTCTATACAAACTGCTGGTGATATTGGTTCACAATTTCCTGTAGACGCTGTTGTATCTTTTGGGCTTCCCGAAATTAAAAATGGCTATGTAGATGCTGGTATGTGGGCTACACCCATTGTTTTTTCTTGGGAAACTTTTGAAGGGGCTGATTTTTTAGGTTCTATTATTACCCCTATAAGCAATGTTAACGGTGTAGAAGTGAAAGATGAAGGCGTTGTTATTAATACCAGATCAACAACTTTAAATTTTACTGGTGACAGTGTAACCGCTGTTGATAGTGGTGGCGGGGAAACAGAAATACAAATTTCTTCGGTCGGTGCTGTTGATAGTGTGAACGCTAAAACTGGTGTGGTTGTTCTTGATGCTGATGATTTGTCTGATGCGGCAACAATCAATAAATTTGTTACGGCAAGTGACATTACTGTTATTGGCAATACATCTGGAACAAATACGGGCGATCAGACTATCCCTGCTTCGGGTGTGGATTTTGATCCTGTCGGAACTGATAATTCAGACAATAATGCAGTCAATACGCTTTACAGTGGGTTGGTAACAAACGCCACACACACGGGCGATGTAACGGGCGCAACAGCTTTAACTATCGGCACAAATAA